CTATCAATGTCTGGATCACCTGTTCTCCTATTTAAAGATAAAAAGTACTCACTTATATCTTTTAAGTCATTATTTTCTCGTGACATAATTGCAAAATAATTTTCAATAGCAGATTTTGCATCTGTTTTATTATTGTCTGTTACAGTTGAAGCTGTAAATGGTTTAGGTAATAACTCAGATTTAAATTGTTGTAACTGAGAAAATAAATTATAATCTTGTTTTTGAAACTCAGTCCACATTTGCATCGCACTCAGTTCTGGCATGTCATTGGAAATTTTTGCTATTAATTGCTCTGCTGCCATATTTACTTCTTTTTTATTTCTAGGAATAGCATTACCTGCAGCATCAATCTTAGTTGTTGTTCCATTTGCTGCTACTAATTCAACTGTAGATGTTGTTTCATAAGGACTAACATTTTTAGTAGTTCTACTAATAGCTGTAATTTCTGTACCAAAAGGATTACGAACTGTAGTAACCTTATCTACCTCTTCTATTTTCTTTCTATCCGCTACCATTTCTGTTACTGAACTACGTAACGCCTCTCTTTCATCTTCATTCCAAATTGGATTACCATTTTCATCTTTAGCATTAATTAACTCATTATATCCTACAGGGTTTTTTAGTAACTCTTCAGAATATTTAATACCATTAGGATCAAGTAAATCAGATAAAGCTGCTTTAGCTTTAGGTTGATCTTTTAATTTAAAAAACTTTGCAGCTTTATCAATTAATCCAAAATCTTCGGGTTTATTTGCCCAATCTTTAATGTTTTGTAAATACTCTTCTTCAACAATTCGTTTACTTAATTTATTTTCTTTATATCGTTGTACTT